GCATTCAAGCCTTGACGTTTGCCTGCGACACTAAGATCGGTGCAGGGCGAGCCAAAGGTGATAATATCCACAGGCTCGATTTCAGCACCGTTGATACAGTTGATGTCGCCCAGATGCTTTACAAACGGCAGCCGCTTTTCTGTAACAGCGATCGGGAACGGCTCTATTTCTGATTTCCAGACAGGCACAATACCGGAGAGCATTCCTGCAATAGGAAATGTTCCCGAACCATCGAACAAGCTGCCAAGGGTGAGAGGTTTATTCATCTGACACCTCCACATCCTTGTATTCGATTCTTTCGCCGTTACGCATCAGATACACATCATCAGACCTGCCTTCATGGAGTTTAATGTATCTTTCCACTGCAACATCAACGAACTTTGGTTCCAGTTCAACACCAAAGCATACACGGTTTAATTGCTCACAGGCAATCAGGGTAGATGCACTGCCCAGAAATCCGTCAAGCACCATGCCGTTTGTCTGCGTACACTGAGAAATCAGGTAGGCGATCAATGGGACAGGTTTACTGGATGGGTGTCCGCAGCCGTCTTCCTTGCTGTTTTTGATACGGTCAAATTCAAATACCGTTTTCTGTTTCTGATCACTATACCAGATATGCTTTCCGTCCTTACGCCAACCCCAGATGATCGGTTCATGAATGTATTTCCAGTCGGTACGAGTGAGAACAAGGCGGTCTTTCTTCCATACAAGACCTGCACCCACCTTAAATCCTGCATCTTCATATGCATCATGAAATACACGAGCCTTTGACGTCGCATAAAACACATAGATGCTTGCATCTTTTGCCATGGATTCCTTGAATCTCTCAAATGCGGATTTCAGAAATTCATAGCCCTTTTCATCGTCAAGGTCATCGTTTTTGATCTTGCCGGATGTACTTTCCAGATTGACAAGATACGGCGGATCGGTACAAACCAGATTGACTTTTGTATCTCCCAAAAGTGCTGTATAGGTTTCAGGCAAAGTGGAATCTCCGCAGATGACTGTATGTTTTCCAAGATGCCAGATGTCGCCGGTTTTGGATTTGCAGGGCTTTTCCAGTTCTACGTCTACATCGAAATTATCTTCTTTTGCATCATCGCTGTCAATTGCAAAGAGGTCAGCGATTTCTTTTTCATCGAATCCGGTCAGACCAAGATCAAAACCGAGATTCTGCAATTCTTCCATTTCCACAGCAAGCAATTCTTCATCCCAGCCGGCGTCCAATGCCATACGATTGTCGGCAAGAATATATGCCTTCTTCTGCGCTTCGGTCAGGTGATCGGCAAATATGCATGGCACTTCTGAAATATTTTCTGCCTTTGCCGCCATAATGCGTCCATGTCCAGCCAGCACATTGTATTCCCGGTCAATAATGACAGGATTCACAAAACCAAACTCTCTCAGAGAGGAGCGAAGTTTCAGGAGCTGTTCCTTGTTGTGTGCTCTGGCATTGTTGGCATATGGCACTAACTTGTTGATGTCAACAAGCTGAAATTCTGTAGTTGTGGTCATCGGTAATTCCTCCTCTGCTGGATTCTGAGCATTCCTTTTCGGGCAGCATCGATATTGCCTTTTACGGCTTGTCCCTTGATAGTTCTATATTGCTGTTTGGTCATATTGTTTCGCTGCTGTTTTAACTCTCTCCAGAATTGAACATCTGCTTTCATAAATACTCACTTTCTGCTGCGGAGCAGCTTTTCCATCATATCTTCCTGCGGATTGCCCTGAAATTCCACAGAACAATTTTCCCTCACGATCTGAAAAATCTGATTCCAGATCTGATTTGCCTGTTTCATGTAGTTCTGTGACATCGCTACATAGGGAGAGGCGATCGCCGCACCCGTTGTGGGATGCTTTGAAATGTATCCATATTTTGTGACGATCTGCTCGCAGTGAATCCAACGGGAAATGCTCATGGCATATTGTTCTACCAGCTGGCGGCTGACGATTTTTTCACAGGAGCGTTCTTTCAGCCATTGGTAGGTTTCGGTGTACACATCATCTGCGAGAAGTTTTGTACCGTCACGCTGTAGTTCCTGCATAAATTCACGAACAGGCGGTGTTTCAGTGGATTCCATATCCGTCGGCTGCATCATGACTTCCGCAGTTTTTCCCTCAGCAATTTTCTCAGTCAGAGCCTTTCTCGGTCTGCCCGCCCCAGGTCTTGCACCGCCTCGGTTTGTACCGTCTTTCGCCATGATGTCATCACCTCCGAAAAATCAAAGAAATTCAAACAAAAATTGTAAAATTGGGCATAAAAAATGCTGACTTAAAAGTCAGCAAAAGCAGGTTTTATTGGTATTTTCTAATGTTTTAATATTCAAGGGGTCAATCGGGTGTTTGAATATTGAATTTTGTGCGTGAGAGGGGCCACCGGTCAATGTTTTGTCCTTTTTTAGGGATTTTTATACCCCCAGGGGATTTTCAGTATGTATAAACAGGATTCTTATCTTCCGTCCACGTTTTTTTATCGTGACAGGGTTTGCATAAGGCTTGCCAGTTGCTTTCGTCCCACATCAAAGCAGGGTTGTTACGATGCGGTTGTATGTGATCGACCACAGTTGCAGGAACGTATCGTCCTTGCTGCATACAGCGTACACACATCGGGTGTTTACGGAGGTAAACTTTACTGAGCCTACGCCACTTGCTGTTGTAACCACGCTTGGCAGCTGACGGTCTGTCAGGATGTTTGTGCTTTTCGCAGTATCTTTGTCCTGCATCAATAAGCTGTGGACAGCCAGGGTAACCGCAAGGGTGTTTACTCTTCTTCGGCATTCTCTCACATCCTTTTTTCTGATTATAATAATACCACATTTTCTTAGTGGCTTTCAATGGCTTTTAGTGGCGAGTTTATAATTTTCTGCACTTCATTCAATGCTCTGCCGTGCATACGATAAACCCACCTTAAATCCGTAGACATCAGCAAGGCGATTTGTTCCCATTTCTTAAATTGCAAGTAACGCATCTCCAGGATTGTTCTGTATTCCGCAGATTCAATTCTGTTTACAACACGCATAATCTCACGTTTCAAATTCACCAAGGCATCAATATCCCTGTCAATTTCACGTTCAAGGTCGATGATTTTTACAACGGTTTCTTCCATTCGGGAAGTGTTTCTGTTTGGACTGTGCGGCATATCGCTATAGACTGTTGTAGCTTTTGTCGCAAGCTCGTTCAGGTTTCTAATTTGTTCAATTTTAGAATTAATCTGCATATCAAGATAACGTGCCTGTTCCATGTATTCTTTTGCTGTCATATTTCCTCCAATTCCGCCTTGACTGCTGACATCAAGGCTGTCTGTGTTTTATCTTTTTCGGTAAGTGCTTTCAGAATTTTTTCATCAACCGTCCCCTTTGTAACGATGTGCTGTATGATGACGGTTTCTGACTGCTGCCCCTGTCGCCACAATCTGGCATTGGTCTGCTGATAAAGTTCCAGACTCCAGGTCAGTCCAAACCAAACAAGAAAATTTCCTCCTGCCTGCAAATTCAATCCGTGGCCTGCACTTGCGGGATGTATCAATGCGACCTGCAATTTTCCGCTGTTCCAGTTCTTTATACTTTGTGCTGATTTGATTTCCTGATACACAATTCCAATCTTGCTAAGCCTTTCTGTAATTCTCGTTCTGTCGTGTTTGAACCAGTAAGCCACCAGAACAGGCTTTCCGTTTGCAGATTCAATTATGTCCTCCAGTGCATCAAGCTTTCTGCTGTGTATCGGGATTATCTCTCCACTATCATCATAAACTGCACCGTTTGACATCTGACAGAGTTTGTTGCTCAAAGCCGCCGCATTTGCTGCTGTGATCTCAGTATCCTGAACTTCAAGGATCAATTCATCTTTCAGTTCTTTGTATTTTTCTTTTTCGGCATCTGACATCTTCACCGCATATTCCGTGGAAACCAGTTCCGGCATTTTAAGGTGGTCAACCGCCTTCATGGAAACGGTAATATCAGAAATCTTATCGTATATTCGTTCTTCCGCATCGGGGAGAGGCTTGTAGGAGTACACAACATAGCCGTTCTGCTTGTCCGGTTTGAAGTATTCGTTTCGATATTGTCCGATAAATCTTCCAAGGTGTTCGCCCATATCCAGCAATTTAAACTCCGCAAATAAATCCATGAGTCCATTGCTTGTAGGAGTTCCTGTCAAGCCTACGATTCTTTTTAACTTTGGCCTGACTTTCATCAATGCCTTGAATCGTTTGCTCTGATGATTCTTAAACGAACTCAACTCATCAATGACAAGCATATCGTAATCGAATGTTGTATTGCTGACAAGCCAGTCCACATTTTCACGATTGATGATGTAGATGTCGGCATCTGCCTTTAAAGCTGCAATGCGTTCTTCTGCTGTTCCAACTGCCACGCTGTATCTCAAGTGCTTCAGATGCTCCCATTTTTGCACTTCTGCCGACCATGTATCTCTTGCTACTCTCAGCGGTGCAATAATCAGAACTTTTCTGACCTCAAACAGATCATAGATCAGATTGTTGATAGCTGTAAGTGTTGTTATGGTTTTGTCAACCTAAGCCCATGTCAAGGAAAAGAGCTGCAATTTTATGTTCCTCTATGAACTTGACTGCATATTCCTGATAATCATGAAGCTTCATTACTCATCACCTCTTTTATGATTTTTTCAATATCCTCCAAGGCATCAAGGACGTAAACCTGAAAGCCTAATCGCCTCAGAAGTTGATGTCTTGAAAGCTGCAATTTTCTCGGCTTTTCTCCAGGTGCTTTTACCTCCACAAAAGCAATGTGTCCTTTCGGCATCAATACAATGCGGTCGGGAACGCCTGCCGTTCCGGGAGACGTAAATTTCCAGCAGACTCCGCCTTTCTGCCTGACTGCTTTTGTGAGCTTTTCTTCAATTATTTTTTCTCGCATGGAAATACATACACGCTTTCGCCGTTCTTCATAGCCTCAGCTATTTCTTCAATTATTCTCCTTACCTGTTCTGCATCAAATATTGCGACAGGGGGTCTTTCTATCATT